GGGAGCGGCGGCCGCCGGATCGTGGGCCACATTGCCGGCAACTACGCTTTCGAACACCCGCGTCAGGCCAGAGCGAAGCACCCGGGCGCCAAGCGGATACGCCGTATCGGCCGACCACTCCGGATAGTCGGCCGCCGGCACCGTGGAGCCGACTAGCATGGCCTGCGTCAGCTCAACCGGGCGAAGCAGCTGCAGCGTCGACTGGTCGCCTTCCGGCGCTGGGTCTCCTCCAAGGTCGGCCACCACATCGGAAGCCGCCAGCCCTTCGACGGTCAGCGTGCACCAGCTCAGCGGCGGCACGTTCAGGTCGAGCGCGAATTCCTTGTAGAAGCCTTCGAAGTCCAGGGCTCGGAAGCGATCGTCGGCCACCCACCGGGCGGAGGTTGCGCGCAGGCCCGCCAGGCGGCGCTGCAGCGCATCTGCGCCGACGAACGGAACCGCGAGACGCACCGACATGCGCCGCGCGAAACCGCGCTCCACTACCGTCGTGACGCCGAAGTCGTCGGTCTCACGGCGGCTGTAGTCGACGATCCCGACCGTCGGCGTAGCCTCCAGCGTTCCTAACTCGATCTGTTCCCCCGCAGGGGTAACTACGATCATGCAGCGCCGGCCACGCTGACGGCAGTACCGCCACTGGCTGACGTCACATCGTCCAGCTTACGGGCGATGCGCCCGCTGTTGCCGGCATTTGCGGCGTGGCCTGCATTGTTCTCATTCCGCATCTGGGCAACTTCGTCGCGCAGCGCCTGAAGGCCGGCCGCCACATCGTCGTTCGCGGGGGCCGTCGTACCCGCCGCCTGGGCAGCAGTGGCCGCCGCCGACAACACAGAGGATGTCGAGGGCGTACTGGTCGCGCCGGTGATCGCGCCGATCAGACCGTAAGTCGCCTCGAGGCTCGCGGCGGTCTGAGCCTTGATGCGTTCCAGCTCCTGCCGGCTCGTCGCGGTATTCCCGGCCACATTCAGAAGCGACTGGCTCAGACCCACCAGCGAGGCCGCTGCGTCCTGGTCACCGGCACGCGCAGCAGCCGTGGCGGCGTTGAACTGGCCCAGCAGAGAAGCGAAGCTGCCCGAGCTGGTGCCATCGGTCAGGCCGCGGATGCGGTTGACCTCGTCCATGATGCTGTCGCCGACAGAGGTCCAAGCGTCCTTCAACTGCGCCGCAGCCTCGGCGGCCGCCTGGGCATCCTGCACCGCCCAGATTTGCTCTTGCAGCGCACGGTTGCTGGCGTCGAGCTTGGCGAGGTCGAGCGCGCGGATAGCTGCGGTGTCGCCCTGCAACTCCAGCATCTGGCGCTGCAGGTCCTGGCGCTCCGACAGAATGTCGGCAGCGCTCTTTGCCCCGTTCAGGGCGGACTGCAGATCGGCGAAAGCCGGGGCCAGCTGCAACAGCGTGGCATAGGTCGCCTGGCCGGCCGCCGTGGTCAGGTCCTGCGCCTCCACGAGCTGACGGAAGGCGGCCAGCGTGCCGGGCATCGTCACGCCGAGGCTGTCGAACACCGTGGCAAACTGGGCGGTGCGGGCCGCTGCCTGCTCGGCCTTGGTGTAGTACGACTCGAAGTACCCATCGACGGCGCTGGTGAAGTCGCTGACGCTGTCGAACTGGGCAGCAAGCGACATCTTCAGCTCGGTGCTCATCACCACTGCGGACGAGCCCAACTGGCCGAGCGAAGACGTAACGCTCTCCACCGTCGACGCGACACGCACCAGAGTTTCGAAGAGGCCTTCGCCGACCGCCTGGAATTTCTCGATGCCAGGGAATGCGGCCGTGGCCATCTCGTCGGCCGCCTTGCCGAACACGGCAGTCAGCTTTTCTTCGATCTCGGTGCCGGTCAGGCCCTGAAGGTCGATCTTGCCGATGTTGAGCACGAAGCCGTTAAGCCGCTGCTGGATTTCGTCCGTCGCGGCGCCCAGCGGTCCGGCGGCCGCCAGGATGGCATCGTTGAAGCCGCGCAGGATCAGCGTGAACTGGTTTTCGAGGCCGCCATCGGCATCGGTGTAGTTGGTGGAATATTTGGTGGAGGTCGTCAGGCCGAAGAACTTCTTCTTCTTCTGGACGTCGCTGTAATACGACGCGTCATAGCCGCTCGACAGGATGTCGCCCAGCGACTGGGAGTCGCCGTAGAGGCCGCTACCCACCACCTTGGTTTTGGTGCCGAACAGCGAGCCGATCAGCTTGCCGATGCCGCCAATGATGCCGCCCACGATCGGGATTTTGGACAGGATGCCCCCGCCCGTGATCAGGCCCTCCAGCACCTTCCCGGTCGCGTCCTGCGCGAAACCGGTGTTGACCCCGGCCGAGGCGTTTACATCGCCGGTGCGCAGGACCAGAGAGGCGAACCCGCCGATCTGGCTCTCGATCGACTGGAGGGAAGCCGCCATCTGCCGCGAGTAGGTCAGCATCACGGTATCGACGTCTTTGAGTGCATCGATCGAACGCTTGATGCTCTCCGATTTCGCCGTAACGTCGCCAAACACCGTGCCCGTCCCATCGTTCGCCTTGGGCAGGTTATTCTTCCCCCCGCCAAAGGACCCGGCGATGCCGACGCCGATGGATGCCAGCGCTGCGATCGTCGCGGCGCCGGCGGCGATGTTGAGCGGGAACGGCAGCGACGAGATTGCGGAGACCACAGCCTCTACCGCCTTGGTCGCCGTACGTGCACCACTCCGGGCGATCGAGGACGCGGTCTCGATAGCGTCCTGCGCCATGGCCCGCACGGACAAGGCGAACTCGACAGCGCGGAAAGCCTTTTCGGCGACAGCCATGGCCTGGTAGCCATCCGACCCCTGCTTGAAGAAGCCCTTCGCGGCCGACGCCATGTCGCCGTAAAGCCCTACCTGCGTCGTCAGGTTGCGGGTCGCGAAGAGGGCGTTTTCCTGCTGGGTACGCTGGGCGCGAAGTTCTTCATCCTTGATCGCCGAGATCACCGCGAGCTGCGATTTGTGCGCAGCGCGCAGGCGTTCCTGATCGGCGAGGTATCCGGCGAACGAGGAAGCAAGATCGCCCAGCGCCTGGCCAGCGGCACCAAAGGCGTCAGCCATGCCGCGGCCTGCAATGCTGACGTTGTCGGCGATGGCAGCCAGCAAGTCGCCTTGATAACGCAGGCTGTCGTTGACGGCCTCGGTCTGGATACGACGCTGAAGTTCGAGATCGGCAATCTGAACCTGCTGAGCGATATAATCTTCGCGGATGCCGACTGGTAGCTTTTCTGCCTCGCGAATGGCCTTCAACAGGGCAAGTCCGCGTGTGCGCTCGATGTCCGTTGCATGGACGAGCCGAAGCTCTTCCTGCAAATCTGCGATCCGAGAGACACCAGCGGCCATTGTCGTGTTGGCTTGTGCAATCCGCGTCGCGTCGGAAAGTCGCTCCCGGACCGCCCACTGAGCCTGCAATACCTTGGTCGTTTTCGCTGCTTCAGCAGCTAGACCAAGCTGCTGAGCAACCTCGATCGCGTGCAGCAACGGAAGATCCGCAATACGCTGCTGCACCAGCTCCTGGGCGCGCTCTGCGGGCACCAGCCCCATAGCCACCAGGCCGTTCACCTGCTCCTGCGCGTCGGCCTGCTCACGAAGCCCTGCCACACCCTTCGCGCCGTCGGCGGTGCGCTGCGCGATGGAAAGACGAATCTGGCGCTCAACGGCGGCATCGATGTCACCGCGCTTCTTGATCGCTTCGCTTTCCGCCTTGGCGCGGGCTTCGGCGATCAACGCCGCTGCGCCGGACGTCTGATAGGCATCTGCCAGCGAGTAGAGATTGCGAATCTGCGCTTCGGTCGCCGCCGCCTCGCGCGCGAGCGATGCAGCGTGATCATCGCTGTTTTTCTTAGGGGTGCGATCAGCTTTGATGACAGCCGCCTGCTTGCGCAGATCCGCTAGCTTGTTGGACGCAATCTGCTTGGTGACGTCCTGTCCGAAGCGCTTCAGCCCTGCATTCGCCTCGTTATATGCCTGGTCCCACTGACCCTTGGCATTGCTGACGATTTCACCCAGCCCCTTGCCGGAGAACACGTCACGCACGATCGAACCGATCGCCCGGAAGGTCCCGACGTAATTGGCATAGAGAGAAGCAAGGGCATTTCGCCCCGTGTTGGTCATCCACTCGAGAGCCTGCCCCCACCACTTGCTCATGTCACCCATGTGCAAGCCCACGCGCTCTGCCATCACCTGGAACGTCGCCGTGACGACGTCGCCGGCATCAACCGACGTGTCCTTCAGGCGCTTGATCTCCGCCCGCGTGAGGCCGAGGCTTTTGACCATCGCGTCCGTGTCGACGCCATCGGATACCGCGCGATCGAACAGGGCGAAGGCACCAGCGGCCACGCCAGCGGCGAGAGCGAAGGGTGCAAGCGCTACAGCGGCACCCGCCAGCTCGCCGACGAAGCCCTTTATGCCGCCTTCCGCCATCTGCGCGACCTGGAAAATCTGGCCGGCCTGAGTTGCGAAAATCTGGAATATGGGCGCCCCAGACATTGCCATGGTGACGATATCGTTCACCTGGAACGACAACTGGGTCATCGATCCGCGGTTCTTGCCCACGGCCTGGTCGATCGCCTGATGCGCCTGCACCGTCTGCAACAGGCGACCCTGCAATACTTCCTGCTGCCGGGCATATTCGGCCGGGGCGGTCGCACCCGAATGATAGAGGCGCGTGGATTCCGCGATCTCCGCATTCAGCCGCTTGGTGGCCGCGTACAGCGGGTCGGTAGCCATTCGCAGGCGTTCCGCTGCTTCCGCGTCGGCCATCTGCGCGGAATGAGAACCACGCACCATCGCCGCGAGGCGCTCATGTTCGTCAGCGTGGCGGCGCGTGGCGGCCGCGGCGGCGGAAGCAGCCCGCGCTTCCTCCTCTGCGGCCTGTGTGGCGAGGGCGGAAAACGTCGCGCCGGCATCCGTCGCCCGAACGCGGTTCACGCCTGTAAACCGCTCGAGCGTGGCTTCCAGTCGCGCACGCTCGGCGAGCTGCGAGTTCACAGCCTGCATCGCGGCTACTTCGGCCTGCGCGGCGAGATCGGCCGCGCTGATACGCGCCTGGGCGGTACGCTCCGCCGCCTGAGCCTCGCGCGCCTGCAATGCAATCTCGCCCTCAATCAGACGGTTCGCCAGTTCGGTAAGACCGGCCTGTTCGGCAGCGAGCGCCGCCGTCTCGACCTTCATACCCCGAAGCTCGCTGCGGGATTTGCCGAACGCTGCGGTCTGCCGCTCGATCTGGCGCGCCAGTGCTTCCCCTGCGTTTTCCGCCTTCGCGATCTCGCGTGCGGCGGTCTGCATTTCTCGGGAAGCGGCATTGCCGAACGCGGTGATCTGGGCGGTCGCTCCAGTGAGGTTCACCGCGCCCATCGTCGCGGTCTCGATCTTGCGTAGCTCGCGCACGGCGTCAGCCGCAGTGGCCCCGATCAGGTCGTCCAGGGTCTTCAGCTGCCCAAACGAATTGTACAGGTCGAGAGCGAAGCCGACCGACAGCAACGCGCCGTCTTCGTCCATGCGAGCCTCCATGCTAAAGACCCGCCACGGATAACGCGGCGGGGTGTCAAATGTTGATGTTTGGAACGGTGGGGATGCTGATGTTGGCGGCCGGATCGCCTTCGGCTCCGACCTACCTCAGGTGCGTCAATACCGATGGCGAATGGTCATTAGAGGTAGAAATGTCACTCGACGAGCGAGGGCGAGCAGCGACGATCGTAATGCCTTCGCTTGGCCGCGTCGTTTCCCGCAACGCCCTGTTCTCACCAGAGGAGGTCAGGATCTTCGACGAGGAGAGCGTCTGGGTCATAGATCGCGTCACCCTGGATTTGCGACGCGATGTCACCATCGGAGACAAGAAATCGACAACGTCAGGCAAATGCCAGCTGAAGCCAGCCCCCGCTAAACGAGCGTTTTAACCGAGGACCAACTGCAGCCGCGCCAGCTCGACTTCCATTTCGCGGGCCGAAACTTCGGCTCGCCATGGAGGCGGGCAATTCTCGCTTTCGGCACGGTGACCCTCGGCGAGGTACTCCACTGACAGCTTGCGTAGAAGGCGGGCTTCCCAACGGGACAAACTAACTCCGATTACGTCCTGCCAGGCCTTGATCGATTGCCAGCTGAGAGGCCCGGCACCCATGCCGGCGGCTTCGGTGAGCCCGATTTCGAACAACCGCGAGAGGATATGCGGCGCCGGATTCGGGGGCATCTGCGGAACGATGCGATCTTTCTTCAGTTGCTCGGCCCGAGGCAGTGCCCGCGGCAAGTCCTTCGCCTGCGCACGCTTGCTTCCTTCCGGCGGTTTTGGCGTGGCATTGAGCCACGCCAGTTGCCGGACGTAGAGCGTCAACTCACGGTCGATGCGCCCTTGAAGTTTCCCCAGTCGCGCAGTGCCTTCTGGATCTGCACACCGATGAAGCCGAGTTTCTTATCGGCGTAGAGCGCGCGGAAAAGATCCTTGCCGTGCTTCTCGGCCGCCGGCGGATAGTCGAGGTTCTCGAAAGCTACGGTGATCGAGGCCAGGTCATCCGCAACCTCGGCTTCGCGCTGCGCGATCGGGGCGACGTTGGGCCGGCCGTCGTTGTCGTTCAGGCGCTTCACCGCGCGGTTGGCCTGACGGTCCTCAAGCTCCGCGAAAACCGAAGAGGCGGGGCCGTGAACGATGATGCGAACAGGCTTGCCGTCATCATACAGGTAGTTGCCGTCAGGGCCCTTGATGTGGATGGCGGCGGTGTCGGAAACCGACTGGGTCGTGATGTCCATGAAAAATCCTTCGCAGGTTGGCGCACCGACCCGTCCCGCCACCCGCGAAAGAACGGGCCGGGCCGGTGCATTCGAAACCGGCCCGCAGGCCGGGTAGCTAGCGGGTGTTAGGCGGCGGCGACCTTCACGATCCTCGTGTTGATCTCGATCGTGGGGTTCACCATGATGATGCTGTCGGCATTGCCGATGTTCTCGGGGTACCCGAACACACGGGCCTGGAAGTATCGCTTCGCACCGTTCGGGTAAGTGACGCAGTGCGCATAGAGCGCGTTGTTGGTCGGTTCCGAAGCGGTCCGCAGCAGGGTCTGGCCAGCGTCAGCTTCATCGTGCGCAAGCGAAGGCTGGAGCGAGCCGTAGTCGGTCGAGCCCTTGTGCTTTTCCTTGGCGCCCTTGAGGGGCTGGAATTCCACCTTGTTCGTCGTGGCGCCGATCGCGCCGATCTGCTCGACGCCGCCGATGTCGGTATAGGTCAGCGCGGCATAGCCTGCTGCGTCTTGGGTTGCGGGAACGGCCGCCGAAATGGCGATCGAGGTGCCCGCGGCAGTGCTGGAAGTCATGGTAGTACTCCTGGTGAAGGTGCCGGATTATCCGGCGGGAACTGCTCGCGCGGGCGAACGAACGTGTTAGGCCTTGGGCTTTGCCTCGCCCTTTGCAGCGGCGACCTCGGCGGCGGTGGCTTCGCGGACGAGCCCGGCGCCTTTGTAATTGATAAAGGCGCCCTCGCTCACCGGAACGACCGAGCCGCCGACGAACTTCTCCTCGGTGCCGGCGTCGTTGAAATCCCTGATGATGAAGGCATTCTTGTTGGTGCTCATGATGGTCTCCTCTTTCAAACGGGCGCGTCGTAGCTGACGCGGAAATCCTGGGTCTGTTCGAAGCTGTTGCCCGGCCCGTTGAGGCTCGGCCCCAATCCGGCAGTCCGCACAGAAACGCGCAGCGCTCCGCCGATGTCGCCAACCTTGCCCGCACAGGCGGCCCGGATGGCGCCGATCGCGGCCTTGCGCTCACGCACACTGACGGCACGTACTGTGACAGCCACACGGTCCGTCTGCCGGACGAAACCGACCCGCTTCAGCGGCTGGCGG